CAATTCCGAAAACGTATTGTGGACCATTGAAACATATCGATTATCCATCAAATCAATAGTCTTCTTCTTTTCATTTATTTCATTTTCATGATCGAATGCCGTCACTGGAGAAAAATAGACTTGTACATTTGCAGTAATATTTTCTTTTATAGTTGTTACACTAGAAGCAGAAGCGTTAGCTCCTGAATCAGAACCGATAATATAATAAGTACTCGTATTGCTAAATGTTCCAGTTATATGTTGAAGAGACATCGCTGTAGTATTACTAAACGTCACAAAACCTGTAGCACCTGAAGTATCTTGAATTACTTTTTCACTCGTCTGAAATGCGGCATTGCCATTCAATGTAATGTCTAATGTTAAAATTTTATTTGTAGTAACTACAGTATCGTCTTTAATTCTTTCATAACCGATGATATTGTTATCGAAATTAACTGTAGGTGTCCAATAACGTTTTCTTTCGGAGATCAGTGCATCATACCCCGATATAGTCAATACAGATTCGTCTTGATCATAATTATTGCGATAAAACACTACCTTTTGATTAGCTGCGCGTAAAGAACCATATTTTTTAACAATAAATGCTTTAAATTGTTCTTGTGTTAATGGCGCGTCATAATATGGATCTACAACTTGATTAACAAGATGTAATATCCATACGTCATCTACATCGCTATAGTAATCAAAAGCTAAATTCTCATATCTTAGTCCAGATCCAGTTGCTTCTTCTAAAACGTAGGGATAATAAACTGAAGATTGATCTTTAAATTTATCGAGTACTTTCGCGCGAGTTAATATATTTCTTGCGAAATTATTAGCATAATTTATAACAGGAATGTTAGAAAAGTATTTCATTTTTATTCACCCGACTAAATAATCTTTAACTTTACCAAGTCCATTCATAGCATCCTTAGCTAAAGTGGGGCCATCATCATTACCATAATCCTTGCCAGTAATAACTTCAATTTCTTGGAATGTAAATGAAAATACTACAAACACAGGAGATGCCATATCATCATTAAAGAAAGATAATCCATTAGGAGAATAATTTACATGAATAGCGCTTATCAATCCTAATTTATACATGGGCATTGTACCCGACCACTCGCTGCCTGGAATAAATTGTTCTCCCCAAGGAAACAAGGTCAATCTTACCATTTGTGGATAAGACATTAAATTTTGTGCTCCAGTCGAAACGGCTGGCAATGTTCTCTTTTTGAATTGTTTTATTATATTTTTAATTTTATTTGATTCAGTAACATTTCTTGCTGTAAATAACCAAGAAAATTCCATCGGTTGCCGCATATCCACTCCATTAAAGAATACAGATATATGGGGATTTGGAACAGCTTTTAAAAATTGACCTGCGGTTTCTGCAGCTTGTTCTCCGCTTATACCTGCAACATTAATGCTACTAGCTAAATTTTTAGCTCCAGCGTACATTATACCAACACTATCTTCTGCTAAATCAGATGAAGATCTTTTTTCCGTACCGGTCACTCCATTCATGATACTCTTTATTTGATCTGTAAACATTCCTAATAATCCGGTATCCTGCGGATTTATGCGAACTGAATGTTGTTCAGAAAGATCACGAGGAAGAGGTAAAGACACAGAATATTCTGTGTTAAATTTAGCAGGCATAAGAGGAGAAGGCCTATCATATTTAGAAAATTCTATTAACATATATTCTGTATCTGAAAGACTTAACGGAAATCTTTCTTGTTTAGTTTGCTGAGATTCTCGTGATTGATTGATCGCCGTTATAGGTTCAGAAGAAGATGATGATCTCGATTTAAATAAGTCTTGTTGTGTTATCCTATAACCTGCTACACCAGACAATGAGCTATTTAAAGAATCCATCTTTTCAGCAGAAACTGACTTTAATGAATCAAGTGAAAGACCAGTTTTAGATAAGCCGTTAATAAAATTACCGCTTAGGCCTGAAGTAACAGCCGATGCGCTTTGAGTAGCTAAAGAGCCTATAGTTTTTCCAGCATTACTCGTAAAGTTTAATGGATCGAACGCCATTTAAGTTCCTCTTATAAATAAAACTATGAGCTATAAAGGTTATTTTAACGCCAAGTACCCGCAAAAATATAAAGGTAATCCAACTAATATTATTTATCGCTCTTCATACGAGCTTAAGTTGATGACTTACCTTGATCGTAATCCAAATGTCGTGCAGTGGGCAAGCGAAGAATTTTTCGTGCCTTATAAGTCACCTATTGATGGCAAAGTTCACCGATATTTCCCTGATTTCTGGGTCAAGAAGAAGAATAAAGAAGGATTAATAGAAACTATCGTGATAGAGGTTAAACCTAAATCTCAGACGATAGCTCCTATTCCAAAAACACAGATCAATAAACAGTATTTATATGAAGTTCAGACGTGGGGAATAAATCAAGCGAAATGGGAAGCGGCGAATAAATACTGTTCTAGTAGAGAGTGGAAATTCATGATAATCACAGAAAAAGAATTAGGTATCATGTTCTAATGGAAGAAGATACACAAGAGTCTATATATCAAACGATTTTAAAACAATCACAAGATGAAACGTTTGAACGTGAAGAAGAATCTCAAAGATGGTTTAGGCAGAAGGCAACAGAAGTAAGTAAAAATAAAACTGTTCCTACAAATATAATTTTAGAGAAAGAACATGTTCCTTCTATCAAGAACATTAAACAAGTAGGCAGTCTTTTTTTATATAACTATGCTCCTAAACACAAAAAAACATTAGATTATTATGATACGTTTCCCATAGTGTTTCCATTTAAAATGGTTACTCAAGGATTTTATGGATTAAATTTACATTATTTGCCGACTCCATATAGAGCCATCTTTATGGACAATATGTATTCTCTTTTGAATTCAAAGGATATGGAACAGAATACTACACGCTTGGCTAAAATGACATATAGCGTTTTAGAATCAAGAAGAAATTTGAGATTTTTTCAACCATGTATACACATGTATTTACATAAAAATATAAGGTCTAAGATAGCCTTTATTCCTCCTAAAGAATGGGAATTAGCTTTATTTTTACCTCTACAAAGATTTCAAAAAAAATCAGAAAATGTAGTTTGGAAAGAAAGCATAGCAAAAATTAAAAAAGGAATACGATAAATGCCAGGTCCATCTACTTTTACCGATGCTATAACAAGTAAAATTGCTACTTTTATAGGGTTAAATGGTACTTTACCTAAAAGAAAAACCGCTGGGTTCGATATAGAAGAATTTAAGAGTGCTATTGGTACTCGTGGTGTATTGCCTACTAATCTTTTTTTGGTAACAATCACTCCATTTTCCAGTGAAATTAATACTGCTATGAATCGCGAGACCCTTGACCCTCGTTCTTTGAGTTTTTTCTGTATGAAAACTTCTTTACCAGGAGTAGATTTGGCTTTAGAAACCAATATGCCATTAGGCACCGGTCCTGTTGAAAATTTCCCACATAGAGCAATTTTTACTGATATAGAACTTCAATTTATAGGTGATGCAAAAGGCCAAATCCTATCGTTCTTTCATAATTGGTTAAACACGATCGTAAATTTTGATGAGAGAAAAGCGAGTGACAAATTCTATAGAGTAGCGTACAAAGACAGTTATGTTTGCAACATAAATATTACAGTATTCGATCATCAGTCTGATAAAATTCTAGAATATCGTCTGTTCGACGCTTTTCCGTACAGAATAAATCAAATAGACATGGATTGGAACAATACAAACAGCATGATGAATATTGGAGTAAATTTCCAATATAAAACTTGGGCTACTGATAGAATACCTACATCTGACGCAGCATCTAGTTTTGGCTTATCTACCATTCAAAAATTAATGAAGTTAGGCACTATAGCACAAACCATTTCGGCTATCAAGAGACCTCAAAGTGTAGGAGATGCAATTAACTTAGTTAACAATGCAAGTATTGTTGGCGGTGGTTTATCGGGATTCTTTTAATTATTAGGAGTATACAATGGCTTTACCAAAAATATCAGTACCGGTCTTTACAATTAAAATTCCTTCTACTGGTAAAGAATTAAAATTTAGACCTTTCTTAGTCAAAGAAGAGAAGATCCTTCTTATGGCTCAACGGAGTGAGAACAGTGAAATTTTGTTGGCGCTAAAGCAAATCATCAATAACTGTTGTTTCGATGATCTAGATGTAAATCAGTTGGCAACGTTTGATTTAGAATATGTGTTTTTGAAACTAAGAGCACGATCAGTTAATAATATAGCTAAGCTCAGATATCGCGATAATGAAGATGATAAGGTTTATGATTTTGAAGTTAATTTAGATGATGTAGAAATCAAAATCGATCCTGAAAATAACAATAAGATCGATATCAACGGTGAAGTTGGAATGATCTTAAAATTTCCAAGCGTAGCTATAACAGAAAGAATGGCTGATATAACCGATCAAAGTGAATTATTAAACAAGATTTTGATTCATACGATCGATACGATTTATGATGCTGAGAATGTATATCCGGCCAAAGAAAGCACTGAACAAGAACTTATAGAATTCCTTGAAAACTTAGATACAAAGTCATTCGAAAAGATTGAAAAGTTCTTTTCTACGATGCCTAAACTATATCATGAATTACATTATAAGAATTCATTTGATCATGATCGTACAATTAAATTGAGTTCATTACAAGATTTTTTTACGTAGGGCTGAGTCATACGAGTCTCAAAAATTATTATACAACGATTTTTGCGATGGCTCAGCATCATAAGTATTCAATAAGTGAAATAGAAGATTTGATACCGTTTGAAAGGGATATTTACGTAGATATGCTTTTGGCGTATCTAAAAGAAGAAAGAGAAAAACGAGAAAGGGCTTCTTAATAGTGTCCGATGACATCCAACAAGAGAACATTGATATGGATGGAGATGGTAAAGTATCTAAGACTGAAGTGAATATTGCAGAAGATAAATTTAAAAACCGCCGTAGAATGGCGTGGCTTGCTATGTATGCCATGGTAGGCTTCACCGCGCTTCTCATGTCTCCTTATATTGCAGATGATCGAATTAAAGCTCTAGATAGTGTCTTCAGTACATTTTATATTGCCATGGCATCTGTCGTTGGCGCTTATATGGGCTTCACTACTTGGGCGAGTAAAAAGTAAATGAACAAAGAAACATTAGAAAAAATCAAGAAGATTTTTAAATCTTTAAATGATAAACTTGCTAAAATAGAAGATCCTGCTCTATACGGAAGAAAGAGAACTGCAAAATATATTGAAGTAGACAAACAAATCAATAATGTTAAATCTAATGATAATGCTGTTAATAACGCGCTAAACGATATAAATGAAAAGTTAGATGAACACGATGAACAATTAAACAAACAAGCGACTAAGCTCATTGAGCTAGAAGGTATAGTTACTAATAATGAGACAGAAGTACAACCATTACTTCCAAATGAATTACCCGTTGAAGAAATTGTGCCGGTTAAAGATGATGCTACTAAAGTAGAACCTCAGAAGGATCCAACTGAAGAACAACTAAAAGCAGCCAATTTAAGA